GCCCCTTCTGTGAATTGACCCCTAAAGGGTCGGTAAGTTCACCCACTTCATTTTAACCTTTTGGTTGCCGTATGAAGACGGTTTGGTTGAGTTCCCAATTAGCCAGGCATAAAGGCCAGCTAATCCAGGAACTGCAGCCGACCCTTTCGGTGTTACCATCGAAGGGATCCAAAACTCGCGTCGCTGAAGTTGTCGATTCCAGCGAGATTGACACGCGAACCCTCTCGGATCAGCGGGAAGGCCATCATGCCCAAAGGGCACATGATGCGTATCCTTAGCGAGTCTGAGAACGGCCAAAGCAGCATTCGTCAGTAATCGCGAATGCAATTCTTTGCCATTTTGGTAAATGGAGAGCCATTCTGGCAAGGACTCAGTACGTACGGACTTGAAGCGAGTTATGCGGACATCGCGTCCAGCATAAGTATAAGCACCACATGACTCCCTGACGGGAGTATTTATACATGTTTTGCCCTCGTTGACCTTCAAGCCACAAGCTTCTAGCATTTTGATGACGAAATGCACAGACCCAGTTGGGACTATTATATCATCACCAAACACGCGTATAGGCTTTTTGTAATCCCCGGGATCTAAAGATGCCTGAGCAATTGCCCAGAACACTAAGGTCTCCACAGGAAAACATAGAGCTGACCCCATGCTTGCAAAGCATGTCGGCTTCAGGATACGACCATTGAGGTCGACACCCCTGGACCGATAGCGCGTAACTAGTGCGAAGAATCTCTTAGGAAAGAGATACCGGCAGAGTCTTAGCATAACCCTGTCAGATGCGTCCTTCAAGTCGATCGTACTCAAATCATCTCTTTGACAGAGACGACCGTTGTACTCTTGATGCTCGAAGTTTATCGCTCTTCCAGCTAATGGATGTTTCTCAATAACCCGTCTAAGAACGTCCCATAAGCCCTGTTGGGCAAATTGGAATTCTTTGGGTTCAATGCAAATGATTCTCGGGGATCTGAAATCCTTCGGAACACATATTGCGCGAGAAACAGGAGCGGCATCAGAAGTCAGACCTCTGACACCATTTTCTTCGATCTCAGAAGGGTCCGATAAACGCCATAAATAAAGGCGTTCATTAAGACCTGGTATCCGAGAGAAGTTCCATTTAGCTAAGCCTTTCTCCTTCTCTGCTACAGCACCAGGACCATGCTTTCCATATGGTTCTAAGTCCCACATTTCTAGCATAGGATCCAAGGCGTCATCACAACCAACAACGTCTTTAATAAGACGTCGGGCCTTGTCAAGGACCCATGTCGGAGCGGAGATCACTTCTTGCGAAGTGATACGAGCTTCGAAAGCCTTAAGGGCTTCCTCATCACTCATCTTACAACCTAAACCCTCCGCCTTGGAGAAGGCAGAGCAAACTTGGCGTATTGCCCAAAAGGCAAACGCTCGGTCGCCCACTGGATCATTTAGATCCATAGAGGTGAGGTCGATGGGAATTCCGTCATTGCTAAAAAGTACGTCAAAGTACTCGAACATAAAGTTCGGCAATGAAGAACGCCAGTGTCGAGAGAAACCAGTTGGGCATACAAATGCCTTTCCGGTTATAACGCTTGTCTCAACAGCTTTACCCAAAGTGGGGAGCGAATTAGAGGCAAACGAAATTCCCTCGCTAAGAAGTCTCTTAAAAAGATACTTCTTACTGTGCGTGCAGCAACTTTTGTAAGTTGGAGAATGCACAACTAAGTCACTGAAAACCGCAGTGTAGAAGGCGAGCACGATCGGGGGTAAAGTTTTCATAAAACTCCCTCCTAACGTGTACATCGTCCTAACACTCGTACCTCATCATTGGTACAGTCTCGCGCTCAAGCGAGAGCCATTCCATAAATTCCACCACATCGGGTATAGTACCCGCCTCTTTTAAAGGAGGATCGACAGACATAACGTCGTCGATAAATTCTTTGTAGTTTTGTATTTTCATACGAAACTCCTTTGAATGGTGGTGAATGGTGAAACTGTACTTTCAGAAAACTCTTGCTAACGAATTGAACAAGTCAATTAAGGCTTGTACGCATCGTGTTAGAAGCCCCACTAGTTGTCCAAAAACAACAGTGCATGAATCCATGGATCACTCCTTTAAAAGGTGGATGGAGAGTATTTCTACTCTCCATTTAGTTACACCGACTAGATGAGCTAGACGTTGCGACCCTCAACGAGGGCCAAACGAACTGTTGAACCGGCACTAGTTTGTGTCAGCACAGCAGAATCGTTTAACAGCGACGCCATGGCACCCAGGATTTCTTCATTTTGCGCTTCGGTCAAAGTACCGATCGTACGCGTTAATGAAATATCTACGGTAACCGATGAGGTTCCGTATTTGCCGGTCGTTGCATTGAGCACCGTCCGAGAAATCTTGAGTAACACATGATCATTCCCTACCGAACCAGCCGCAGCGAGTTTTCGCGTAAGCTCAACGGTATAAGGAGTGTTCATAGGCAGAGACGCGGCTTGCCATTTAGCTCCGTCGGCTTTATCGCCGACTAAACTAAAGGCTTGCGTTGTCGAAGAAGAAACAGCAAGAGTCAAGCTAGATGAGGACATGATGTACCTTCCGGGATCCCTCACGGGATCACCAATGGGTTGGTTAGGCCCGGTTTGTGAAGCCTACCTGCCGACTCTTTGGATAAAGAGTGAAGACAGCGAAGTAAGCTGAGATACTGAGAGTCCCATATTCTGAAAAAGACGCAGAGAGAGTGGCGGTATCCCCGAATAACGGTGATACGCCGAAACTCCTCCGGTGGTCCCAGAAAAGGTTCTGGGTCTCAACCACTCGTATCCCTGATTGCCATATGTATATTGGCTAATCCAGGATGGAGAGAGTGAGATACCTTGCCCTTGGAATAAGCACTCACCTTTCGATGAGTAACATAAACCAGAGGCACCGACCCCATTAAGCGTCTGTGCGGCAGCAGCGAAGTCTGGAATGCTAAATATCCCTTTAGTGTTGACAAACCAATCAACAACAAAGGAAAATGGCACCAATTCCCAGATCGTGCTCAAGAGCTGCGAACTATCGCCTCCAAAAGCAGAGAGCGCCCGGCGAAAACCGGACACTGGCGCGTTAAGCGTCGTGGATGCAAAACACCCAACCCTGTAATTGAAGCGCTTCGAATCAAAAACAATTCGAAGATTTGGCATTGGACCGAAAGCGTTTCCCGGATGGGAAGCGGCAGTGGCCAATGCGGCAGCCCACGCACTATCAGAAGTCGTCGGAGCGGGCGGACTCGCAGAACGCACAGCAGTTTGACTGCAACGTTCCGAACCTTGTGCAGAAGGAGTATGGTTAAGAGCCTCGCTATACTTATGACACGAAGACACAAAATTCTTCGTATCGTATAACAGGGGACTCCATCCGTACTTACCTTCAAGCCAGAGATTCGCTCCTCTTTTAGAAAGTGAAAAAGCAGTCTCACTCCCTGCAATAGAGCGCCAACCTCCTTTTAGCAATTGAAATGGATTTCTAACCATTTCATAGGTCTTATGGACTTCCGCTAGAGTTACCCATATCTGGGATGAACTCTTAAGAAGACCTCTAACCTGGTTCGCTAGGTCAACGACCAGCGGACCCCATTCAGTTCCCGAAGGTTCCACAGATGGAACAACGTTCGGAAGCACGCCACATGCGAGATGCATGCAGCGCCTCCAATGACCTCCCTGATTCTCAGGAATATCATTACGAGTATGTTGCTCGTAATCGATACTAAAAAGCGACGCACGTTGCTTAACGTGATCGACATTTTTGGGGCACCAGTTCTTCTGGGGTCCACTACAAAAATCGTCTGTGATCGTACTCCTCTCAACATACCCAAAGCTCAAACCTGGCGCATACTGCGAATTGTTTCCAATGATACAGGAGAAATCTCCTGTACCAGCGGGCATGTTCGACATAGCGACGCGCATCAAGCTCGTTGCTACAGGTACATCTCGAGATCTTGTACGTGACATAGCGCGACTCCAACAATAGGGGACTCGAAAGGGTGGTAATATTACCGGTGACACGAAAGTG